CCAGTCGTCCGCCTCGATCCGCCCCCGGCGCAGCCACGAAAACTGGACGCCTGCCGAAAGCCGCACGGCCCGCAGATGCACCGGCGCCAGCGGCGTCTGCGCCCGCAGACCGCCGGCAAAGGCGAACGGGCCGACGCGGCCGGCCGCTGCCGCCGTCCCTTCCGCCAGCCAGTTCAGACTGCGGCCGCGCTCCTCCGCCGTCAGTCCGAGCGGCACCACCGCCTCGTCCAGCAGCACCACGGCGGCGGCGGTAGCCGCGCCGGCGGCCATGGCATCCTCCGTGCCCGCCAGTCCGCGCAGAAGCGTGGCGAGCCGCCAGCGATTCGGCGCGATCTCTTCGGCTTGCGCAAAGGCGATAATCTCCCAGGCGCCATTCCCGGAGCGCACCGCCAGCCGGTTCTCGCCGGCAAGAACCGCCTGCACCGCAGCCGAGGACAGACCACCGAAGAACAGCTCCAGCTCGATCACGGACTGCCGATCGAACCGCCCGGAGATAGTCCCCGGTGCCAGCGCCTGCGTCAGCCGGCCGATGCGGGACGGCCGCTCGAGCGCCGCCCGCAGCGCATAGCCTTCGGTCGTGCCCGAAGATGACAGGAGTATCCGCTGCCAGGGCCGGCAAAGCCCGGCTGCCCGCGCAAAATCCTCCGCCGGACCACTCGCATAGCGCGGCAGGTCGAGAAGGTGGAGAAGCGGCGCGAAGCCGTCCGACGCCGAGCCGCCATCGCCCGGCTGGCCGCTGTCGCCGATCGGCGCCGCGGGCGTCGAGGCGGCATTCTGGCGCGCCTCGATGCGGCGCATGTCGCCCTCCTCGATCCGGCTGACGATGAAGGTGCCGGCCACCTCCGGCAGGCGGATCACGTCGCCCGGCTGCAGCGCGATCTCGGCCGGCGAGATCGCCAGGCTGAGGCTTTTACGCGAGACCCACTGGTCGCGGACCGCGGCCTCGGCGGCCGCCAGCGCCGTCTCCTCTGCCAGCACCGCCGGCAGATCATAGGACAGCACCCGCTGGCTGCCTGTCCGCGTTCGCCGCGAGCGAGCGCTTGCCTGCTCGTAGTCGAGTGCCGGATTGTAGGAGCCGATCACCACCTCGGCGGCGAAATCGCTGTCGTGGCCACGCGTCTCCGTCCACAGCGCCTCGTCCTCGACGTCCGCCAGAACCTCCACCGTATGCGCCGGCAGGCTGGCCGCACCGCACGACCGGAACCGCAGCCGCCCGGCGTCCTCCACGGCGTCGATGCGGAAGACGTCGAGCAGCGGCGACAGCAGCGCCCGCGCCGACGTCACCTCCGCCTGCACATAGCCGGTGAGGTCGCCCGTCACCTCGGACACGTCAAAATCCGTGAAACCATGGTCGGTCAGGATCGCGGCGATGGCATCCGCGAGCGTCGTCGCGCCCAGACGGCCGTTCAACCAATGCCCGGCGCGCCAGTGGCTGCCGTCGCTCCAGGCCGACAGATTGGAGGGAAAGGCCGGATAGGGCCGCGCATCCCAGGTCCAGGCGAACAGCCGGCCCGGATCCACGGGACCGGCGGGCGCCTGCCCGCTCCAGTGCCGGTGATGTGCCTCCAGGAACCGCCGCTGCATGGCGTCGGACCGGGCGCGGCTCGAAAAATAGGGGGCCGCGCTCTCCGCGGATTTTTCGTCGACGAAGACATTCGGCTGGTTTGCCCCTTTGTCGACCGCCGCGCAGCCGAGCTCGGTGAACCAGACCGGCTTCATCCCCGGCTGCCAGGCCGTCGGCTGGGCCACTTCGACACCGCCAACGCGATTATAATGCCGGTTGCCCCACCAGCCGGCAATGTCCTTGAAGCGGAACACCCAGGGCTTGCCGGCCGCGCCGTCGGTGATCGCCGTCCGGATCCGGTTTCCCCTGTCCGCACCGCTCGCATAATACCAGTCGAAGCCCTCGCCGGCCGCGATCTGCGCCTGCATGGCCGCAAGGTCGTCGGGCACGCGAAAACCGTCCGGATTGGCCTCCGACAGGTCGCTGTCGCGCCAGTCGGACAGGGGCATGTAGTTGTCGATGCCGACGGCATCGATCGCCGCGGAGGCCCAGAGCGGATCGAGGTGGAAGACATGGTCGCCCGAGCCGTCCTGCGGCTGATATCCGAAATACTCGCTCCAGTCGGCGCCATAGGTCAGCTTCGTCTGCGATCCTAGAATCGTGCGAACATCACTCCCAAGCTGCAGCAGCTGCTCCACGAAGGGAAAGGCACCCGCACCGTCGCGCAGCGAGGTCAGCCCGCGCAGTTCGGAGCCGAGCAGGAAGCCGTCGACTCCGCCGACGGACACCGCCAGCTGCGCATAATGCAGCACCATCCGCCGGTAGCCTTCCGCCCCTTGCGAAAACGCCAGCACCTGCGCCCGCGCCGCCGCCGTCCGGTCGGCACTGCCGGGCCGGCCAGGTCCCGGATGGCAGGTGATGCGGCCCCGCCAGGGATAGCTCGCCTGCTCGGAGCCGCCATAGGGATCGGGCAGTCCGTTCTCCTGCGGAATATCCATCATCACGAAGGGATAGAGGTAGACCTCCAGCCCGCGGGCCTTCAGATCGGCAATCGCTTGGGCGATGCTCCCGTCGCTCGGCGTGCCGCCATAAGCCGGCCCACCGTTGTGTGTGCTGACGAGATGGGCATCCGCACGCGCCATTCCCGCGACGGACCAGGGCGTACTTTCATCATCCCGATGCGCCGTCTCGACGCCCGGCACGATCCGGCAATACCCCGCCCGGAGATCCGTCCCGAACCAGGCGACGACCAGCGCCACGCGCTCGAGGTTGGGACAGAGCGCCGTCAGCTCGTCGAGCGACGCCTGCCAGTCGGTACCGGCCGTCAGCACGTGGCGGTTCATGATCCGGGCACTGCCCTCGCCGGTCTTCTCCGTAACCTGCTCCGTGGCGTAGCCATGCTCCGTCGCGCCCGGAATGATCGTCACCGCCCTGATCTGCCGCTCGAGCGCGCCGACGGGCCGCAGCACCTCGAACTGCAGGAGCGGAATGCGGTTGCCGAAAGCGTCGAGCGGCAGGCGCTCGAAGACCACATAGGCGAGCCCCCGATAGGCCGGCGCATTCCCGGCCCCCTGCTTCGCCTCGATCAGCGGATCGGGCAGCTGCGTCTCCTCGCCCCGGTAGACGCGCATCTCGATGTCCATCAGGTCCAGTTCCCGGCCATCGGCCCAGACCCGCCGCACCCCGGCAATCTGACCCTCGCAGAGCCCCACGGCGAGATTGGCGTAATAGCCGAAGGTCTCCACCTTCGGCCCGGTCGCCTTGCCGCCGGAGCGCTCGCGCCGCACCTCCTCCTCGAAGCGCGTCGCCCAGATCAGCGTGCCGCCGATGCGCGCCGTGCCATAGACCCGGTTGACCGCCGCGCCCTCGTCCGCCCCCGGTATCCGCGCCGTCGCCAGCCGTGCGCCCGAGACCGTCCGTCCGCCGTTGATCAGCGCCTGGTCGACAAGACTTCCGGCCAGCCCGCCAGCGGCCCGCCCGATTATCGCGCCGACAGGACCGAACGCGCCGCCGAGTGCTGCACCCGCCGCCTGAAGAACAATGGTGGCCATGCGTCACCCCTTGCAGCACCACCTGGATGCCCGCCTAGATTGTGATAATCTGGAAATGTTTGAGAGCAGAAGCAGAAGGCGCCGCGCCAGCCGGCCTGTCGGTGAGGATGGGCCACACCGACCTTGGCAGAGGCCCTGCGCTCAACCTCAGGAGGATGCTATGAAGCTCAGGCTGAATGGCGTCGTGCTTACGATAACAAAAACCCGGACGGGCTGGTCTATCGCCGTCCGGGTCACATTCGTAGCGTAAGCATTCACGGTGGGCGAGGTGACAGCCTCGCTCACCACTCCGAGAATATACGCCACTTGAGGCATTTTTTCAATCCGGCCGAACATCCGGAAACCGGTGCACCGCCGCAATCCGCCTGTGCCAGGATGGCACCAAAGCGGAGCGCGTCACCGCCGTCTGTTCGTAGGCGTGGATGAAGTGGCGCTTGTCGGCCAGGATGCCCGCATGCTTTGCGGCACAGCCACTGCGCCAGCGAAAGAGGAGCAGGTCGCCGGGAGCGGCCGCACCCACCGGCACGGCCGGGCCGAACAGCCGCAATCCCGCGTAGAGCAGCCGCTCCTCGCCGCCCCGTTCCGCCCAGTCGGGCGCATAGGGCGGCACGGGCCCCGGATCCTTGCCGTACAGCTCCCGCCAGATCCCGCGAATGAGCCCGATGCAGTCGCAGCCGACGCCCTTCATAGCCCCCTGGTGCCGGTAGGGCGTGCCGATCCAGCCCTCGGCGAGCGCCACAACCTGTGCCCCCGGCAGTTCCCCCGACTGCGCCCCATGGCCGCTCATCGGAAGATCGGCCCGCCGTCGTGCTGGCCTTCGCCGGCCGCATAGGAATAGGCAAAATCGCTCCCCGGCACATGCGGGAAGCCGCGGAAGTTCAGCCCGTTGGCAAAACGGGACCGGCAGCTGGAAAACGTCTTGTCGCAGCCGGCCGTCACGGTGAAGCCCTGGCCCGCTTCCAGCACCCCGTCGAACGGCAACCAGAAGGCAAGCTCCACCCGGCCGTCCGGCAGGCGGCGGTGGGTCTCGATGTCTATCCGCCGCCCGTCGTCGAGCACCAGCACGCCCAGCCCGAAGAAGCCCTCCGCAAAGGCGGCCAGACCCTCGGCAATCAGAGCACTGGTGCCCGAGACCGAGACCACCGTCCCGCTCCCCCGCCAGGCCGAAACATCGACGCCGCAGCGGGTGTCGCCGAAGTCGGCGTCGCAGCGGCGGTTGTAGACGCGGCCCTGCGGCTGCGCCAGCCGATGTGCCAGGCTGCGCAGTTCCGCCGTGAAGGCAGAGCCGGCGCGCACCACCTCGCCTACCTCCCGGACATCGAGCAACAGATGCGCCGCAGGCTCTGCCCAGTTGACCAGATAGCGCTCGACCCGGGCGCCGTCGTAGCGCCCTGCCGCGAGATCTGCCTCGCGGATCGCCTCGCTGGAAAACCCGCCCGCCACCTCGTCGGCGCTGGCGGCAAGCCCGGTCGCCGTCTCCACCTCGCTGCCGGAAAAGCCGCTGGCGGCGAGGAAGACGGTCCCGGCAAACTCCAGGTCCTGGTCGTGGTCGGTAAACCCCAGCACCACGCCGTCGCGGCGCGTCACCCGCCAGCCATTGCAGGTGGTGGTCGCATCGCCAACCAGATGGGCGGCAAGCGCTGCCGGAACCTGTCTCATGGCACGATCTCCGTCAGCGGAATGGTCGGAATGCGGCCGGCGTCGAAATGCGCGAGGTTGACCTCGATGCGGTCGGTGTCGAAGCGCACCGGCACGTCGAACTCGAAGCCGGCGCGCACCACCGCCCCCGGCCCCGGCACATGGCCCGCCACGAAGGTCACCCGGCCGCTCGTCGCGTCCACCGCAAAACTCGCCGGCGCCTTCACCACGCCATCGACGGAGACCAGCACGCTGCCCGCCACCGGTTTTGCGATCGCCCGCACCCAGCCGCCGCCGGTATCGCCATAGGTCTTGGAAAGCGAAAAGCTTGCGGTTGCGCCGTCGCCGGTGCCGATCACCTGGTCGGTCGCCGTCACCGGCTCGCCAGGCGCCCGCGATGTCGCGTCGAGCGGATCGCGAAAGCGGAAACCGTTCAGCCGTCCGCTTCGCGCCTCGAAGAACTCCAGCACCGCATAGAGGTCGGCGAGCGACCGGATGCCGGAGCCCGCGTCATAGCTGCGCCGCGATCCCCGCCAGCGCGCATTGCGGTTCTCGCGGCCGTTCGAGAGGTTGACGATATCGGTGCGCCGCACCGGCCCGCCGCTGGTCCCGAGCGCCAGCCGCAAGGGAAAGCGGACCTCGTGAAAACCCGTCATCGCTGCGTCTCCGCCACTGTCGTTGCCAAAGTCTTTGCCAATGTCGTTCAGAGGCCGCGCTGGCCGCGCCCGACGCTGCGCGCCAGCATGGCGGTGATCTGGCCCTCGCTCCTGCGAAAGCTCGCCGCATCGGTCGCCGTCACGTTGAAGACGATCTGCGCCGCACCGCCACCACCGGCCGCCGCGACACCCAGCGCGCCATCCGGCCCGCGCCTGAGCGGCAGGATCGCCTCCGCGCCCGCCTCGCCCATCAGACCCAGATCGCCACCGCCCATCGGAAAGAAGCTCGGCGAGCGCACCACGCCCCCCTCGGCAAAGGGCACGACCGACCCCACCATGCCGCCGATTACCTTGCCGAGCGCGTTCTCCAGAGGCTTCAGCCCGGCCGACAGCGCAATATCGCTCAACCGGCTGCCCAACCCCCGCAAGACATCCTCCAGCCCCTTGCCGCCCACCGCTGCCGACCGAAGCGCGCCCGTTAGCGCTGCCCCGAACCGCTGCGACCGCCCCTCCAGATCCGCCATCACCACCGCCAGCTGCTCCGCCTCGCCGACCGTGCCGGCGAACGAGATTTCTTCGTCTTCCATGGGAGTGTCCTTTCGTTGTTTGGGGTGAGGGACAGCTCAGGCTGCAGACGCTGAAGCCGTGCAGTTTCAAAGGCAGCGACAATCCCTTGACCCGGCCCCTGGGACCGGCCTCATAGGTCTAGCGGTCGTCAACCAGGAGGTGATTCCATGACCTGTTCCGCTCGCTATCTCAGCCCTTCCGAAGCCGCAGCGCGCCTTCGCGTGTCTCCCAAGGCGCTTCGCCTCTACGAGCAGCGGGGCCTGCTCACATCCGTGCGCACCGCCGCCGGATGGAGAACCTATGGACCTGCCGAAATGGAGCGCGCCGGCGAAATCATCGCGCTGCGCAATCTCGGCCTCAGCCTGAGCCAGATCAAGCGCGTGCTGCTGGGCGAAAGCAGCGACCTCGATCACGCTCTGGCCGTCCAGCAGAAAACGCTCGAAGTTCAAGCCCGCTGGATCACGGCCGCTGCAGACAAGATCCATACCCTCAGAAAAGACCTGGCGGCAGGCCGCATCCCGGCTACAGCGCAGCTTGCGCAGCTGAACGCCAAGCCGCAACCCAAGCCGGTCACGTTCAATCTGCCCTGGCCCTGGGATGGCGAAGCCTTCGAGCTCTCTCGCATTGATAGCATCACCTATATCATCGGCCCGCTTGGCAGCGGCAAAACCCGCTTTGCCCGTGCGATTGCGGAAGCCTTGCCGGATGCGGCCTTCATCGGTCTCGACCGGCTCACCGGCATCGCATCAGACGCACAGCCGATGCCCGCCCCCTTGCAAGCCGCGCAACTGGAAAGCGTTCTCGGCTGGCTCTACGACGACGGAGCCACGGCATCGCCCGCGCTCCACGCCCTCATCGCCGCAATGCTATCCTCCGATGCTGCCGTTCTGGTCATCGATATGGTCGAACAGGGGCTGGATCAGGCGACGCAGGAAGCCTTGAGCGCCTACATCCGCCACCGCCGCGAGGATCACCGACCGCTGTTCCTGCTGACGCGATCGTCTTCGATCCTCGATCTCGAAGATGTCGGACGAAACGAGACGATCATCCTCTGCCCCGCCAACCACAGCCCGCCAAGCGTCGTCGCCCCCTATCCCGGATCACCCGGCTATGAAGCGGTTGCAACTTGTCTGGCCTCACCCGAGGTGAGAGCCCGCACCGAGGGCGTCATCGCATTCCGACCTCCTGCAGAAGATCACGGGAGCGGACGCGCAGCCATGCTGCCTGATCTCGATGTCCCTGTTCAGACCTGACCACCCTCTACCACCCCATCCGGAAACCGCTCCATCAACCCCGCCAGCCCCTCCCGCCCGATCCCTGGCGGTTGCGACCTCAACCCGCCGGTCATCGCAAAAAACTCCACCGGCGTCAGGCGCCAGAAGACATCCGGGGAAAGCCGCAGCAGGCAGAGGCCGGCGTGCATCACCGTGTCCCAGGGAAACGGCGCTGCCGTGGCGCTCTTGCCGGCTGCGGCCCTCAGGGGTCCGCGCGGCCGGCCTCCTGCGGCCCGGTGAAGGTTGCCGCCAATAGCGCGCCGACAATGCCGGCGGCGCCCGTCAGCCCACCGTCGACGCTCATCGCCGCCACCTCCTCGTCGGAATAGAGGTTGCCGCCGCCGCGCAGGCCCGCGCCGAGGATGCGGATCATGTCCGCCGACCTGATGCGGCCGGAGGAGAAGCGCTCCGCCAGCCCCTGCAGGTCGCCGGCCCCGAAGGCCGTTTCCAGCTCCGCGAGGCTCCCGAGTGTCAGGCAGAGCACGCGCCGCTCGCCGTCGATCACCGCCTCCACCTCGCCGCGGCGCGCGTTTGCCCGTCCGCACGGCGCCATCAGAGCACCGCAAAGGTCAGGCTGCCGGCCGATTCCAGCGCCAGTTCGAAGCGGATTTCGCCGTTGTGCTCGCCGGAATATTCCAGCGCCGTGATCTGGAACGGCCCCGTCAGCGTCCCGAAATCCGGGATCAGCACCTGCCAGGAGAGGATCGTGCCGGCAAAGAAGGCGGCGCGCACCAGCGCGTCGCTCGCCTGGTCCTTGAAGATGCCCGCACCGGTCAACAAGGCCCGCTGGATGCCGGCCCCGCCGAGCAGCTCGCGCCAGCGCCCGGCACTCTCGGCATCGGTCACATCGACCGTTTCCGCATTGAACGACAGCCGCCGGGACCTGAGCCCCGCCACCGTCACATAGGTCCCGCCATTGCTGATCTTCAGCAGCAGGTCCTTGCCCTTCTGCGCCACCATGCTCGTCCCCTTCCAGAAAAAGAAAAAGGCGCCGTCACGGGCGCCCATTGGGTAGAATGTCTGATGCCTGTCTCTGATGCCTGTCAGGAGGAAGCCGCGGCGAGCGAAGCTAGGATGTCCTTGACCGGCAGGAGCAGCGTGCGCTCCATCCCCTTGGCGCTGCGGAACCCGTATTTTTCGTAGAAGCGCTGCGCCTCCTCGTCCAGCGCATGCACCATGACCGCCCGGAAGGCGATCACGTCCGATGTCGAAACGACGGCCGTCAGCGCGTTCTTCAGCAGCGCCGCCCCAAGCCCGTGCCCCTGATGCCGGCGATCCACGGCGAGCCGCGCCAGCAGGGCAACGGGGATCTCTCCCGGGGCCCGATGGCCCTTGACCTGGCGCGTGGCATTGTCGCGGCTGATCATCCCGGCGCAAAGGGAATAATAGCCGACCACCTGAAAATCCGCGTCGGCTATGACGAAGGTGCGGGTGTAACCCTGCAGATGGTTGAAAAGCGCCATTTCCTTCAGGAAGCCGTCGAGCACCGGCCTGCCGCTGTCGAACCCGTCACACCGGTGCTGCTCCGTCAGTGGCGTGGGTCGTCGATACATGCCGGTCTAGTCGATCCATTCGGGGTTGGACTTGAACAGCGCCACCACCCTGTCGTTGACCTGCGCGGGCTGCGCCAGAAGGTCCTCGACGGCATCGAACACGGAGGCATCGAGCCCGACGAAACGCTGGTCCAGCAATTCCTTCTGGGCGGATGACACGGCTGCCTCGGTCATGAACGACGTGATGGATTTGCCGCTGACGGCTGCTGCGCGGGCAATGATGTCACGCGTCCTGGTGTCCATCCGCAGATTGACGACCTCGTCCTTTTTCGCGGTGACCATCTTCATCTCCCGGATGCGGCGAACGGCATCAGCGCCCTCGACTTCATTGGCATCCAAGGCCTCACATTATGATTTTGTGTGTGCATTGTAAATACACTCAAGATTATCGGGGTCGCCTCCCTCGCAGGCGCCCCAGTTATTCAAATGTCGCTTCTGCCCGGTACTGCAGGCTGCTAAGCCTGCTCCACATCCCTTCCGCGATTCCGGCCCGCATGGCATTCCTCACGAAACGTTCCGCACAGACCATCGCCGTCCTTGCCGTGACGCAGCTCATCGGCTGGGGTACCAGCTTCGAGGTGCTCGGCGTCATGGGCCGCATCATCGCGCCGGAGCTTGCCCTCCCCAACGAGGTGATCTTCGGCGGGCTGACGGTGATGATGATCGTCAGCGCCTTTGCCGGGCCGGCGGTCGGCAGGCTGTTGGAGGGGCATGGTGCGGCCCGGGTTCTGGCGCTTGGCGCCACGGCCTTCGCCGCCGGCCTCGCCCTGCTTGCGGTCAGCACCAATGCCGCCGTCTATCTCCTCGCCTGGATCGTCATCGGGCTCGGCGGCGCGCTCGGCCTGTCGGCGCCGGCCTATACCGCCGTCGTCGAGCGCGAGGGACAGGATGCCAAACGCGTGATCGCCATCCTGATGCTGTTCACCGGTCTTTCGGTCACCATCTTCTGGCCGCTGCTGGCGCTGTTCAACGAGCTCGTCGGCTGGCGGCTCACTTTTGCTGCCTGCGCGGCCCTGCAGCTCTTCGTCTGCCTGCCGCTCTACCTCTTCGCACTGCCGAAGCCCGCCGCGACCACGCCCGATTCCCAAGCCCAGGCGCAGCTGCCGCCGGTGCCGCTGTCGGAGCCGGAGCGACGGCAGGCCTTCCTGCTCGTCGCCTGCGCCGTCACCATCAGCTCATTCGTCACCTTCGGCCTGGCGCCGGCGCTGCTCGAACTCCTGCAGCAGGCGGGCGCCACGCCGGAACTGGCGCTGCAGCTCGCCGCCGCGCGCGGCGTCTTCGGCATCTCCGCCCGCTTCCTCGACATGCTGCTCGGCAAACGCGGCAGTCCGCTCCTCACAGCCTCGGCCGGCTGCCTGCTGATCCTCGGCGGTCTCACCCTGCTGCTTGCGATGCCCGGCTCGACTGCCGGGCTCTGGATCTTCATGCTGCTCTACGGCTTCGGCTCCGGCATTTTTGCCGTCGCCCGCGCCGTCCTGCCACTGGCGCTGTTTTCGCCGCGCGAATTCGGCCTGCAGTCGGCGCGGCTGTCGCTGCCGCAGAACCTCGCCAATGCGGCAGCCCCGGTGATCTTCACGGCGCTTCTCGATCGTCTCGGCTATCAGGCGGCCACCGTCTTTGCCGGGGGGCTTGCCTGCGTCGCGCTCCTCTCGATCGTCCTCCTGGTCCGGCTCGTGCGGCAGGCGCATGCCCGTTCGCCCGTCATTCCGTCACCGCCCGAAACTGCAGCTCGGCCTTGAACAGTTTCGTCTTCGGCTGCCGCGCGCTCGTCGTGCGCAGATGCGAAAGGCTGACCAGCGCATGGCCAGAAAGCGGAAGCGGTGCGTCATGCAGAAGCTCCCGCAGCCGCCCGGCAATCTCCTCGGCCGGCCGTCGCCCCTCCGCCTCCGACCAGACCTCCAGCATCAGCCGATGCTCCTCGCCCGCCTCCGTCGCCGTCGTATAATCGCGCGTCTCCACCTCGCCGAAGACGATGCAGGGCAGCGCCGGGCGCGGCAGCAGCCGGTCGCGGATGCCGTCGGGGCCGATCAGGGCCACCATCGCCGCGTCGGCGGAGAGCCGGGCGTGGATGGCGACAAGCAGGGCATTGGCGGCCGTCATCGGGCATCCTCCTCGCACTGGCAGACGAGATAGCGGCCGGTCTCGTCCGGGTCCTGCACCAGCTTCACCCGGAAGACGCGCCCGCCCTTGCGCAAGCGCTGCCCGGCGGAGACATCGCTGCGAAACCGCAGCCAGATGCGGTGCGTGATCCGCCCGGTCTCCGCCGCGGCCTCCTCCGAGAGCATGGTCGAGACCGGCTCGATCCGCGCCCAGAGCGAGGCCGCAACCGTCCAGCCGCGGGTCACACCGCCCTGCCGGTCCGGCGTCTCCTGAGGCGTCTCGAGATCGAGCCGCGCCGTCATCTGGCCAGGATCGAAGAAGAGGATCGGCATGGTCTCAGAGCCTCCGCATCCGGAAAGGCGCAATCAGCCGCTCGTAGCCGTCGGGGATGCCGGCCGGCTGCTGGTCAGGGGAAAGCACGCCGCGGAAGGCGAACATATGGCCGATGTGGATCAGCATGGCCCGCTTCAGCGTGCCCGGCACATCGGTGCCTGCCTCGCCGAAGCCGGCGGAAAAATCGATCTCGATGCCGTTCACCGCCCGCCCCGGCGGCGGCGGATGTTTCAGCCACAGTCGCGCCGGTCGCCCCTCGCCGTCGAGCAGATGATCTTCCAGTGGAACATGAAGCGGATCGCCGTCGGCACCGTAAACCGTAATCATCTGAATCGCTTGCACCGGCGACCTCGCCAGCCGGATGACTCCGTCGCCCGGCCATTCGTCGAGATGGAGCCGCCAGGACTGCGCCAGGAGGCAGAGCCCCGTCTCCCGCTCCAGATGCTCGCGCGCCACGGTGACGAGCGACAGCAACAGCGCATCCTCCTCGCCCCCGTCGAGCCGCAGATGCGCCTTCACCTCGACAAGCGTCAGCGGCTCCGCGGCGGGCGGCGTGGTTTGGGCGTAGGTCATGGGATGTCCTTTGGAGAGGGGGTAGTGAGTGGGCAATAGGCATTGGGCAGTGGACGGCGTTAGGCAGTGTCGGCGATACCAAGCCAAGCACTGCCTATTGCCTATCTGCCTACTGCCGGCGGCTCACGCCGCCGCAAACCGCACCAGCTTAATCGCCTCGAAGTTCTGCACCCCGCCGCCGACGCGCTTGGTGGTGTAGAAGAGCACATAGGGCTTGGCGGAATAGGGATCGCGCAGGATGCGCACGCCGGCCCGGTCGACCACCAGGTAGCCGGAGCGGAAATCGCCGAAGGCAACCGCCAGCGCATTGGCCGCGACATCCGGCATTTCCTCCGCTTCCGCCACCGGGAAGCCCATCAGCGAGGCCGGCTGTCCGGCGCTGGCCGGCGGGCGCCAGAGGTAGTTGCCGTCGGCGTCCTTGAACTTGCGCACATCGGCCTGCGTCTTGCGGTTCATCAGGAAGGTGCCATTCTGGCGGTGCCCCGCCTTCAGCGCATAGATCACGTCGACCAGCGTGTCGGAGGGACCGGTCGTCCTCCAGGCGCCGGCCGCGCCGGTCGCGACATAGCCGAGGTTGCCCCAGGTCCAGGCGCTTTCGGCCACCGCCGTATAGGTCAGGAACCCCTTCGGCCGGTTGACGCCGTCGCCGCGAATGAAGGCGTCGCCCTCCTGCTCGGCAAAGACGATGTCCACCTCGCCGGCAATCCAGGCTTCGATGTCGACCGCCGCATCGTCGAGCAGCGCCTGCGTCGCCGCCGGCATGGCGTAGAGCTCCATGGTCGGAAACGATAGTTCGGAGAGCTGCGGCGTGTTGGTCTGCGGCCGCGCGGCCGTTTCCGCCACCCAGCCGGTCGAGAGGCCCGAGGCCGCGAACGGCTTCTTCAGCACGGCCGAGGAGACAGTGCGGACGGTCGAAAGTGCGCGCATCGGCGAGACAACCGAGATCCGGCGGCCGATCTCGGTGTCGGTCTCCGGCGGCACCAGGTAGCCGCCGTCGGCGGCGACGGAACCGGAAAAGGCCTTCGCCTCCAGCTCGCGCAAACCGCCATCCTCGCCGCGGCGCACATAGGCGTCGAAGGCGGCCTTGTGTTCTTCCGCCTCCGGCGACAGCTCGCGGCCCAGGCCCTGCGCGGAGCCGAGCGGCGGTCGAGCCTTCTTCAGCACCAGCTGATCGAGCAGCTTCTTCTGCTCGTCGACGGCGCGGTTGACGCGCTCCATCTTGTCGCGCGTCACCACGTCGGCCGTCAGCTTCTGCTCGATCTCGCCGAGCCGCCGGTCGTTGACGTCCTTGAAGGCCTCGAAGGCCTCCATGAATTCCTCGAAGGCCGCCGTCACCGTCTCCGGCACCGCCTTCACCTCGGGAGCCGCCTTCACTTCGCGCGATACCGTCATCCTGTCCGTCATGTCGCTTTTCCTTTGAAGCTGGATTTGAACATCGTCTTCGCCGCCCGCCGCATGTGGCGGACGAGTTCGGTTTCCCGGTCCCGGTAGAACCGCGCCTGCTTGACGTCGGAGACACGCGCCGAGGGCAGCATCGGGAAGGTCACCACCGAGATCTCCCAGAGGTCGGCCTCCAGGATGCGGCGCACGCCGGTTTTCGGATCGCTGCGCGCCTTGACCGTCCGGAAGCCGATCGACAGGCCGTCGAGGGCGCCCGATTTCATCAGCGAGAAGACCTCACGCGCCCGGGCCACCCCCGGCGAAAGCACGCCCTCCACATAGAGGCCGCGGGCGTCCTCGCGGATCACCGTCCAGGCACCGATCGGCTCGCCCGGATCATGCTGGTAGAGCATGCGCACGCCACGGGCGCCGCGCTCGACCAGCGAATTCAAAAAGGCGCCGCGCTCGATCCTATCCTTGCCGAGATCGACCTCGCCAAAGACCGAGGCATAGCCGGAAAAGGTCCCGTCGCCGGCAATGCCGGAGAGCTCCAGATTGGCGAATTTTCGCCCGCTCGGTCGGTGCGTCATGCGCACGGCGGTGCGTGGCCCGCGGTTGGCGTGCATTGGCATTCTCCTGCAATGTTGCAAATACCCCTCCCGGCCTGCCGGCCACCCTCCCCACAAGGGGGAGGGACATCCGCGGCACGGTCTCAATCCTCATGGTCCCCAGGCGCTCAGCTCCGCCGAAGAGAGGGAGCAAGACCTCACCCCACGTCCCCTCCCCCTTGTGGGGAGGGTGGCCGGCAGGCCGGGAGGGGAACCTTGGTCAAATTAATCCTGCGACATGAGTCCTACCGCCCCCGCCCCCCATAGCGCGCAAACACCCGCGCCAGCGCACCAAGTCCCCACCAGGCGCAGAGGCTGGCGAAGGCCGATCCCATCAGCATGATCTCGCCGGCCGAGAGGCGTGTCGCCACCTCCAGCCGGGCGGCGATCCAGAGGCCCGTCGGTGCGCCGAAGATGATGCCGGTGGCGACGCCGGTCAGGAAGCGCATCGCCGCCTCCTGCCGGTCCTTCGGCAGAAGATAGGCGAGCGAAATCGCGGCCCCGGAGACCGCTCCGACCAGCCGCGCGGTCCACAGGCCGCCGTCATGGGAGAATTCGGCCATTTTCATTAACCTTTTCTAATTAAGATGACCCTGCGCCGATCACCGGGATGCCTGCCCGCCAGCCGGCAGAATCGGTCTCGCTCCGGAGGAGGCCGTGCGGGTTTCCGTCAATCTTCCGAATCGCTTGGCGGCCTTTCCTCACGAAGGGATTCCGCGTCTTCACGCAGTGCATCAACGCCTTCACCTGACACATCAGCGACGCCTGCAGTGGCCTGGCGCGGGAGACGAAATCTGCCCTGGAAAACCGGCCTTCGTCACACAGCCTACATCGAACTCGGCTTAACTGACCCCACGTTCAAACGGGGGAATGAACATGGTCTACGTCGTGCAGTCCGGACAGGCGCCTCGCGGCACCGTGTGGGAAAAGCCGCTGCTCCTGTCGGCTCTCTTCACCGCAACGCTGTCGATGCTGCTATCGGCTTTTCCGCAGATCGACCTTGCCGTCAGCCGCCTGTTCTATGTCGAAGGCCGCGGCTTCCCGCTCGGCGAGATCGAGGCGCTGAACACCTTCCGCGCCATCGGCCAGTATTTCCCCCTGACCCTCTCCATCGTCCTGCTGTTCGGGCTGATCCTGAAGCTTGCCTATCCGAGCCGGCCCTGCCTGTTCTCGCCGCGCTTCACGGTCTATTTCGCCAGCCTCTTCCTGCTCGGACCGGCGCTCCTCGTGAACGGCATCCTGAAGCCATTCTGGGATCGCCCCCGCCCCCGGAACGTCCTGGAGCTGGGCGGCGACCAGGCCTTCGTGCCCGCCTGGAGCATGGGCGGCAACTTCTTCGAGGACCGCTCCTTCGTCTCCGGCGAGGCGGCCGTCGTGGTCTGTCTCATTCCGCTCGCCTTCTTCGTGCCGGTGATCTGGCGCCGCTGCGTCTTCGTGCTGCTGTCTGCCTTTGCCGCAGCGACTGCGTTCAACCGCATCGCCTTCGGCGCCCACTTCCTCTCAGACGTGCTGATCGCCGCCGGCCTGATGGCCATGATGGCGGTCGGTCTCTGGTACCTGATCTACGTGCGCCCCGGCTCCCAGTCCTGCGACATCAAGCTCGATGCCGATCTCAGCCGCCTCGGATTTATTCTCCACGAGCGGCGGCGAAAAGCCATCGGCCAGTTGCGGTCGGGCATCGTCGCCCTGTCCCGCATCCGCCCGACTTCCAGATCCCAGTCCCAGCCTCAGTCTGGCAAACGCCCCGCCGAAGCGTGACGGTTCAGTAGCCGACGGCCTGGCGCTTCTCCTCGTCGCTCAGGAAGTCCGCCGCACCGACCCGGGCCCAGAGCGCATCGCGCTCGGCGGACAGGCCCGCGATGCGGTCGAGATCGGGCTCCAGCCGGATCGGTTCGCCGTAGGCCTGCGACAGCCAGGCGGAAAGGCTCGCTGCGGTGCGGGTCAGAAGCGGCACCACGGTCAGCCTGTAGAAGGCGCGGTTCGCCTCCTGGTAGTTGGCATAGGTATTGTCGCCCGGAATGCCGACCAGCATCGGCGGCACGCCGAGCGCCAGCGCGATGTCGCGGGCCGCGGCATTCTTGGCGGCGATGAAATCCATGTCCTTGGGCGAAAAGCCCATCGACTTCCAGTCCAGCCCGCCTTCCAGCAGCAGCGGCCGGCCGGCGTTGACCGCCCCGGAATAGCCGGCCTCCAGTTCCACCTTCAGCCGCTCGTACTGATCGGCGGACAGATTGCCGCCGTCCTTCGGCTGGTAGACGAGCGCACCGGAGGGCCGGGCGGAATTGTCGAGCAGCGCCTTGTTCCACTCGCCGGCGGCATTGTGCAGGTCGAGCGCGGCACCCGCCGCTCCCAGCGGCGGAAAACCCAGATGATCGTCGAGCGGATGGAAGAGCTTCAGGTGCAGCAGCGCCACCCCGCCGCTTCCGGCCGGAACCTCCGCCGGCAGCCGCCGCGTGACATGGCCGGCGCGATAGTCGTAGGCGGCAATCCAGCCGTCGCGCGCCTCCACCACGCTCACCCGGTCGGGCCGCAAGAGGTGCAGCTCGCGCAGCGTGCCGGCGAGCTGCAGCGGCTCCACATAGGCATTGCCGGAGAGCATCAGGTGGCCATAGAGCGCCTCGAAGAAATCCGGCCCGGCCTGGCGCCCGTTCGGCTGCGCCAGAAGCGCCAGCGCCGGATGATCGGCAAGTTCCGCATCGCCGCCATAGGCGAGCCAGGGCACGGAAGCGGCCGCTTCCGCCACCAGCCGCACCGCCCGGTGCGCCACCGGGTTCTTCATGAAGCCCGCCCGCGACAGCGCGCCGTAGGAACGGCCCGACCAGTGCGCCACACCGTCGCCGGCGACGATTGCAAAGCCTGCCGCCTTCGCCTCGACACCGACTGCGTCCGGCACACCTCTTGGCCCGCCCGTGGAAGACCACGGCAGTCTGAAGGGAGATCTCATCGTCTATGGCTCCTTGCTGGACGGCAGGACCCGGATACCGGTTACCCGCGCACCTCTGACCTGCCCGTGCCCGATCGGTTAAACTGGCTCGACTGCTCTTCCAGAATGTGGGTGATCTTCTGCTTCTCACGGCGCGAGCGGATCTGCCGGGCAGTGATCTGCTCCGGGTCGAGATACTTGCGGCCCGCCTCAGTTCGGACCGAGAAGCGCCGTTCGGCGGCGGCCAGCTGGTCGTGCCAGGTGTAGCTGCCGACGGCGGTGACCACGAGTTCGTCGAGGAGCTCGATTGCCCCTTCCGCATCGCCGTCCTGCATGGCCGCCACGATCAGGTCCTTGAAGGTCCCGAGGTCGAGGTAGTCGCCGCTCGGCAGCGGTCCCTGAAACAGTTCGCTGCGCTGGTCCATGCCCTTACGGCCGACCCTGTCGATGTCGCTCAGCGAGCAAAGCACCTCGCGGTCATTGAGCTTGAGCTTCAGGATGACCGCCTCGATGAAGACGATCTCCGGGCTCATGTTGGTCAGGATGCAGCGCGACTTGATGGTGTGCCCGCCGCCGCGGGTAATCAGGATCTTCGGCCGCTGCCGATGGCGGTAGCTGCTGTAGAAGAGCTGCAGGTAGAGGATCCACACCCCCAGCATCGCCAGGCTGGAAAGCGCCGAAACAAAGGCGGCGTTGTCGATAAGCCATGTCCACATGATGCTGTCCTTGCCAAAACGGGAGAAGACGGTGCAACCACGCGAGGCGCGCCTCGGTTCCATGCAGCCGTCAGGACCGTCTCCTCCGCTCCCATTTCCGGCCCATGGATCAGACCCGCAAGGCCCTCGCAAATGCCTGCCCGTGGGCCGCCACCAGAGCGGCGCGGTCGGTGCCGTTGATGATGCGCCGGGCGCCGTGCCAGTCCTCCCGGTTGTGCGCGAAGAACTCGTCGAGCCGCCGGCCCGTGAAACTGCCGCGGCGCATGCCCTCGATCAGGATCGCCACGGAGACGTCCATCCGCATCGCCAGCCCCGGCTCAGCCACCAGATCGCAACCGAGAAGCGCCGACATGGTCTCGTAGTTCCTGCGGTGTGTCAGTTGCACCAGGCCGCGGCCAAGCCAGCTTCGGCCATCGGCGTCGGGACGCCAGTAGGGGGTCGTCACCGTCGCCAGCCGCCCGGCGGCGAATGCCCGTTCCAGCCGGCGGATCGCCTCGGCGTCGGTCTTTGCCAGCGTCTCGCGCACCGGCTGCAGGGTCGCCGCCGTCTCGTGAAAGGCGGTCGCCAGCACATAGGCGAGCTGCCTTCGGTCGCCCTCGCCCACCCGCGCCTGCCAGCCGTCGAGAATCGACGAGAGCCCCTCGACCTGGCGCTTGGACAGCCGTCCGCCAAACAGGAAAGGGCGGATTTCGGCGAAGAAAGAGGCCCTGTCGACCGTCGCCTGAACCATGGATGCCCCTCCCCGTCTACCAACCGGCATGTTTCAATCGGTTTAGAAAAACTAAATCGTTTTAGGCGCTTAGGCGGTGATTTACATTTCCGTCACACTGTGGAACCAACGGGTCGACGGGGCGTTTTGATCGGCCTTTCGAACAGGAGAAGTCATGATGATGCACCCCCAGGTCCCTGCCCCGCAGCCGACACAGCCCATTCCCCAGCACGTCCTCGATCGGCTCGAGTCCGAATGGCGCCAGATGCGCGAGAGCGTGCCGCAGCCGGTCAAGTCTCTGCCCGCCGCCGAATAACCGCCACGATGGTCGGAGCGCGATGTCGCTCCGGTCAGATCCCCCTGATCCGAGGCTCGCCCTGCCCGTCGATCAGGAGCGCCGTCAAGGCCCAGACCAAGGCATCCAGCCTGTCGGGCGAACGGCCGGAGGAAAGCCCCTCGGGGCCGAAATCGCACATCTGGTCTTCCAGCGCCACAAACCGTCCCGCATGCACCACCCGCCGCTGCTCGTAGAGGGCTGCGACCGGTTCGGCGCGCAGGTATTTGCCGCGCGTGGCCCGCACCAGCGTCAGCGGCAGCGCAGCGTCAACGCTTCGCAGCATTGCCGCCACCATCTCGCCGCCTTGGTTGACCTCGGCGACGATGCGGTCGGCGGCAAAGCGGCGGTAGGCGTTGGTCACCGCATGCGCCCAGCCCGCCGGGCTCATGCCTTCCACCGAGCAATCGGCCAGCACCACCGCCCGGCCGCCCGCATCCAGCCCCGCCACGACGATGCCGCAGCATGAGGTCTCGCCCGAACCGGAGGGCGGATCGACCGCCACGACGATCCGCCGCAGCGCATCGCTTACCCGAAGCCGGCAGTCCTCGATCTCGTCGCGTTTCCAGAGCGCGTCCTCGCGATCCTCGATCAGCTCGCCGTCGACCTCCTGGCGCCCGAGCCGCGTGCCGCCATAGCGCTTTTCGAGCGCTGCGATGAAGCCCGGTGCGAGGTTCTGCGCATTCCCGCGCGTCTCCATGCGCACCAGTCGGGTGTCCGCATCGGAGAGCAGCCGCTTCAGGAGCGGCACCGGCCGCGGCGTCGTCGTCACCAGTTGCCGCGGATCCTGCCCGAGCCGCAGCCCGAACTGCAGCATGTCGAAGGTCTCCTCCGCATGCTTCCATTTCGCCAGCTCGTCGCACCAGGCATAGTGAAACTGCGGCCCGCGCAGGCTTTCGGGATCCTCCGAGGAGAAGATCTGGGCGATCGCCCCGTTCGACCAGACGAGCCGGCGGCGGGAGATCTCGAAATCCGGCCTGTTCTTGCGGGCGATCCGGCAGATGCCGGAGACGCCGTCCACCATCACCTCGCGCGCTTCGCCCAGCGTCTCCGCCACCAGCGCGATGCGCAGATCCGAGCGGGCACCGGCGGAGGCCAGCGCCTGCACCCATTCCGCCCCGGCCCGCGTCTTGCCCGACCCTCGCCCGCCCATCAGCAGCCACGTCCGCCAGTCGCCATCGGGCGGCTTCTGGTCGCGACGGCCGCTGAGATCCCAGTCACGCCCATGGCCCGGCTGGAAGTCATAAAGGTCAACTTCATCGTCCGGCTGCTCATTTCTCCCGTCATGAGAGGGAAGCAGGCTTATCGACGAGTCGATCTCCCCCCTTGTGGGGGAGATGCCCGGCAGGGCAGAGGGGGGTACGTCCCCAGACTCCTGTTCGACAAGACCGCCACCCCCCTCTGTCGCCTCCGGCGACATCTCCCCCACAAGGGGGGAGATCGGATGGAACGCGGCGCCCTCGCCCGCATCCTCACGAGCCATCGCGTCGATCAGTGACTGTCCCTTACCGATGGCAACCACCTGCGCGTCACGCGCCGCCGCAATCTGGGCAGCGGTCCTGTCCATGCCCTTGGAAGTCTTCACGTGCTTGCCCGATATCGCCTCCAGCCTCCGCCTCCGCGTCCGCTGGCTGGGCGGCCTGGCCTCCCGACCGAAGCAGGGCACCGGCTGGCGGACCATCACGTTTCCATTCGTTGTAAAGGCTGACGGCCTCGTCATGCGCCCGATCCTTGATCATCTGCAGGAAACGCGTCTTCGCCTCCCCATACCCGCCCGCATCCACGGCCCGCTCGGCCTCGTCCTCGCGGTCGCGGGCAAGCTGGCGCTGCAGGCTGTCGACCTTTTCCAGCGTACGAACGATCAGCGCCATAGCGTCGGTTGCCGCCTTGATGTCGGCGCGGGCCAGCTTGCCGGCCGCCTCGTCACCGCCCTGGAGCACCACGTCGGCGGCGGCGCGCATGGCGCGAAAGCTCTCGAACTGCTCGCGCATCTCCACCGTCATCTCGTTCAGCAGCTGGCGCAGTGCCTCGGCGGGAGACGGAGCCGGTGGATCGACTGATTTGGTTTCCAGCACCACCGCCCGCACGCTGTCTGCCAGCGGATCGTTCTCCGGCAGCGCCTCGCCATAGGACGGTGCGGCCGCCCAGCAGCCGAACAGGCTGAGATCGGCGCACGCCGGATCGAATGGATCAAACGGCGCCGGACCGGCGACCCTGTCGCCCTGCCCGACTCGGCCGCCGAAATTCTGCTCGAAGCCTTGCATGACCATATCCTTTGCGACGCGCCAATCCCCGCCGCGAGGAAGCCCCCGAGGCGCGACCACACGGCAGCGTCTGAACGAAAAAAGGCCCGGCGCAGGGGGCCGGGCCAACTTTGACTGAAAGCTCTTCAACCGGCTTGCCGCCGGCTACAGATCTTTGACTGTGACTAAACGATAGCAAAGCACCGTTACGCCGTCAAGGATTAAATTCCTATCACGGCGATTTTACTACATTGCGTGGCCAATCGAGTGGAAACGAATGGGTTCACTCGCTTCTGCCCCTGCGAAAGGTGCCGCAATTCCCGCATTTTTAACCATCTCCTACTAGGATGTGTCCACGGCAATCTCGCCAGAACCATTGATCTTTGGAGCCGCAGCGCAATGCTGAACCTCTTTGCATCCAACTCCAACCAAATCCTGGGGGCGCTCGACCTATCGATGGCGATCATCGAGTTCAAACTCGATGGCACGATTGTCAAGGCCAACAAGAACTTCTGCGACCTGATGGGCTATTCCGAAGCGGAAATCATCGGCAAGAAGCACCGGATGTTCCTCGACCGGGATTATGCCGACTCCGCCGAATACGCCGCCTTCTGGAACAAGCTCCGCAATGGCGAATTCATCTGCAGCGAGTTCACCCGGGTGGCCAAGAACGGCACGGAAATCTTCATCGGCGGCAACTATAACCCGATCCGCAACGCCGCCGGCAAGGTCGTGAAGATCGTCAAATTCGCCAACGACATTAGCAAAACCAAAGCCTACGCCATAGATACCGGCGCCAAGATCGATGCCATCAACCGTGCTCAGGCCTCCATCGAATTCAAGCCGGACGGAACGATCATCTCCGCCAACGAGAACTTCCTGTCGGCACTCGGCTATTCGCTTCAGGAGATCGCCGGCCGTCACCACAGCATGTTCATCGAACCGGCTCAGGTCAATTCCGCCGACTACCGCGAATTCTGGCAAAAGCTCAATGCCGGCGAGTTTGTCGCCGGTGAATTCAAACGCATCGGCAAGGGTGGCCGTTCGGTCTTCATCCAGGCCTCCTACAACCCGGTCTTCGATCTGAAGGGCAAGGTCATCAAGGTGGTGAAATTCGCCACCGACGTGACGTGCCGGGTCGAAAACGTCGAACAGCTTGCAACCTGTCTCAACAATCTTGCCAATGGCGACCTGTCGCAGTCGATCGACAAGCCCTTCATTCCGTCGCTGGACAGGCTGCGCCAGGATTTCAACGCCGCCTCCAACCGGCTGAAGGACGCCATGCACACGGTGCGCCTCAACGCCCAGGCCATTTCCTCCGGCGCCCATGAAATCCGCACCGCCGCCGACGATCTGGCACGCCGCACCGAACAGCAGGCAGCCTCCGTCGAAGAAACCGCCGCAGCGCTTGAGGAAATCACCACCACGGTGAAGGATTCCAGCCGCCGCGCCGAGGATTCCGGCCGTCTGGTCGGGCGCGCCAAGGCCCATGCCGATCATTCCGGCGAGATCGTCCGCGAAGCCATCACGGCCATGGACAAGATCGACCAGTCGTCGCGGGAGATCTCCAGCATCATCGGCGTTATCGACGAGATCGCCTTCCAGACCAACCTGCTCGCCCTGAATGCCGGCGTTGAAGCGGCGCGCGCCGGAGAAGCCGGCAAGGGCTTTGCGGTCGTTGCCCAGGAAGTGCGCGAACTCGCGCAGCGTTCGGCGGCTGCCGCCAAGGAGATCAAGACGCTGATCACCGCGTCGGGCACCCATGTCAGCAGTGGCGTGTCGCTCGTCAGCAAGGCGGGCGAGGTCCTGCAGGAGATCGCCGGCCACGTGCAGGAGATCAACCAGGATATCGTCGCTATCGTCGATGCCGCCCGTGAGCAGTCGCTCGCCCTCGTCGACATCAACCAGTCGATCAATTCGGTCGACCAGAGCACCCAGAAGAATGCCGCCATGGTCGAGGAACAGACTGCGGCAAGCCACGGCCTTGCCGAGGAAGCAAAGGCCCTCTTCCAGCTGCTGGAACAGTTCCGCTTCGAGGACAAAGCCTCCGGCTTCTCCCGCCGCGCCGCCTGA